TCTTGATCCTGATGAAGTTGTTCTATCTCAAGATGGATCAGAAGCAACAACATTTACTTTCCCATCACCTGTATATTGTGAAGGTGGAGGAGAGTATGCTCTTGTTCTTCTTTCCGCATCCAACGAATACTTTGTTTATATCTCTAGGATGGGTGAAGAAGATATTACAACTGTAAATGCTGCCGATTCGGAAAAAGTTATTGTATCTCAACAGCCTTTACTTGGTTCACTATTCAAATCACAGAACGGTGCTACATGGGATCCTAGTCAGTTAGAAGATTTGAAATTCAATCTATACAGAGCAAACTTTACTTCAACCACTGGTAGAGTTAATTTCTATAACCCAGACTTAGATGTAGGAAACAGACAGATTGTTTCTCTTGCACCTAATCCTATTGATATGCTTGCTTATAATGCAGTAGTTGGTTTGGGTAAGAGTTTAACTTCCGCCGAACAGGCTGGTTTGACAGAGGGAACCACAATCTATCAACAAAATAATCCAAACTTCAAGGCTAACTTGAATAAAGTTCTTGGTGCAATAGGTATTGGTAGTGATCTAACAATTACAAATGGTGGTAGTGGTTTTTCTGCATCATCCATTGTTTACTCTAATGTGCCACTTATATCTCAGTTTGGTAGAGGAGTTGGTGCAGCTGTTAACTTGACCGTTGATAATAGAGTTGCTGTTGCAGCAACAGTTTCTATTGGAGGAACAGGATATTCTGCTGGTGATGTATTGACAGTAGATGCCTCCAATACAGGCGGATTCGGTAAAGATTTGAGATTAACAATTCCAAATAATGTTGGTGTTATTAGTGCATTTAATACTTTAGTTCTTGATAATATTCAAGGAAAACCTAAAGTCGATTCATCATCTTCTGTAGTTTACGTTGGTGGTAGTGGAACAAGTGTTGTAAATGGAGCTCCTATTACATACCTACAAAATGTTACTGATGGATTACATTTCCGTGTAAGGCATTCAAATCATGGTATGTACTCACGAGAAGATCAAGTTACATTATCTGGTGTAGAGGGTGATGTTAAACCTGAGAAATTAACATCCACAGTTGATTCTTCAAGCACAGAAGATATGACTGTTACTGCTGTTGGAATCTTTACTTCATTCGAGAATGTTCCAGTCAGTAGTTCCAATCCAGGCTATATTAAGATAAACAATGAAATTATTAAGTACACTGGTGTTACGACTACAACATCTACAATTAATAACATTACTAGATCTATTGATAATACCAAGGCTGGTGATTATGAAGTAAATGACAAGATATTTAAGTATGAGTTAAATGGAGTTTCTCTAAGAAGAATCAACGCATCTCATAGTTTCTTACCTACAAACGATACCAAGTATCCTATTGATGTCGATCATTACTGGATTAAAGTTGGAGTTTCAAGTAGAGGTATAGACAGAGCAACTGGAAATGCAAACGGATTCCCAGAACTATTCTTTAGTGAGAATAAATCTGGTGGTAGTTACGATCAACAGTATGTACAAGTTGGTAATGCTTATGGTCCTATGGCGACTCAGAACATTGCTTTCAATATTGTTAGACCTAATGTTGCAACTCTCTTACCAGAAGGAACTGAGATATCTGCCAAGATTAGAACATTTAGTGGTAATAGTCCTGATGGAAACTTGACTGCATTTGTGGATCAGGGATATGAAGACATTTCACTCAATACCAATAACTACCTAACTACGCCTAGAATTGTTGCTTCTAAGAGTAATGAACTTGAGAAACTTATTGATTTCCCAGGCAGAAAATCATTTACATTACAAACAACTCTATCTACAGATGATCCTAAAGTTAGTCCTATGATTGACTTGGATAGGGTGAACATGATTACTATTATGGATAGATTAAATTCTAAGGTTACTGATTATGCTTCAGATCGTAGAGTTAATTCAGTTGATCAAGATCCAAGTGCTGCAATTTACTTATCTAAGGTTGTTAATCTAGAAAAAGCTTCTGATGGATTAAAAGTTCAGTTTGATGCTTACAGACACTCAACTAATGATATTAGAGTTATGTACAGAATATTCAGAATTGATGCACCACCACAGTATCAGTTATTTGAATTATTCCCAGGCTTTGAAAACCTAGATTCTAATGGTAATGTCATAGATCCAGCAAAGAATAATGGTAAACCTGATAGGAGAATATTATCTTCTTCTACTGAGGCTGATTATAAAGAGTATGAATTCAATGCTAAGAACTTACCACAGTTCAATGGATTCCAAATTAAGATCGTCATGACAGGAACTAACTTTGCTTATGTTCCTAAGATTCGTGACTTGAGAGCAATCGCATCCATCTAATGAGTAAGATAAAAGTTAAAGATAGTGGATCTCTTTATAGAGATGAAGAATCAGGTGCAATTTTAAATTGTTCTGATAGTGAGTATGATAATTATCTAAAACTGAAGCAAAAAAAATTGCAAGAAGCGAATGAGATGAATAAGTTGAAAGATGATGTTGATGAGTTGAAATCAATGATGAAACTCATTTTGAGTAAATTAGATAAATAACTAAAACCTCCCTTTGACAGATGACAGCAAGGAACATCAACTTAGTTTTAGATCAAGGTGTAGATTTTGAAGCAACTTTCACCATCAGAAATGAAGATGCAAGTTCTTTGAACCTAACAGGCTACACTGGAACTGCTCAACTAAGAAAGCACCCTGCTGCAACAAAGTCTACTGCCTTTACGGTATCTTTTCCCAATAGGGTTAATGGTCAGATTAAAGTAGCAATGGCAAGCACTATGACTGCTGTGATAGAAGGAGGGAGATATGTGTATGATTTAGTCTTAAATTCGCCAAATGATTATAAGACTAGACCGATACAGGGAAATCTTCTTGTAATTCCAGGCGTAACACGATAATGGCAGATTACTTAGTCACTCTCAATGAACCTGGCAGTTATAATGTCGGTGTAGACTACGAAATTCCCTCGAAGTCGATCCAATATGGTAATATCATTATTGGTAAAACACCAGCGCAAGATGGTTCTGAAACCACATTTTCCCTAAATGATCAAGGAGCACCATACTCTCCTAACAATAATCAACAACTTATTGTTACCAAGAATGGTCTTTTTCTAGACCCATCAAATGATTACAATATCTCTGGTAGTCAGGTCGTTTTCACAACTCCACCAGCAACAAATGACGATATAGTAATCATTGCTCTCGCTGCAGCTGCTGATCTGACGAGGACTGTAAACTATGTAATTGATAGTGGAAGTCTTCCAATGCAAGTCGGTGACAAAGGTAAATTAACCATAGATGTCAGCGGAGTGATTGAGAATGTTAGAGTTTTGTCTGATCAAACAGGCGATATCGTGTTCGATATATCCAAAACCACATTCGCAAATTATCCTAGTTTTAACAGCATTACAGCTGCTCAAAGGATACAATTAGTCAATAAAGATAAATACTTTGATGATGTCCTAAATAATTGGACAACAACGATTACAGCTGGGGATATTCTCCGATTTGACGTAATCAGTGTGAACAATATTAGAAGATTACTAATCTCTCTAAAATTAAAATTATAAATACATTTAGTTCTTAGTTCAACTAGACCCCTAGAGGTAGTTTTTCAATGGCATTACTCGTTCCTAATATTGGTGAAATTGAGTCGCTACGTTATCTGATCGCTCAGAATAACTTTGTCGCAGATTTAGAAGATACATCACCGCGAAATCTTGTGTTAAAACTTTTCACAAGTAACACAACTCCTGCCGAGGGAGATGTTCCGTCTGCAACAACATACTTTGAGCCCTATATTGACGGAAACGTTAATGGTTACGGTACTACTGCAAATACTGGTTATCCTGTTTGTGTAAACAACAGACCTGACCAAGACTATAACCAGCAGTATGGTATTCTGTTAAACGGATCTAGATGGGTAATTAAGAACGTTGGTAGTGGAACAACTGCTACATATCCAGAACAGACTTTCACTTTCACAGGGCCTGCTGGTAACATCTACGGTTACTATGTGACTCGTGCAAATAACATGCCTATTGCAGTACAGGGTGTTGTACACGGTGCAAGTGTTGGTATCGGAACCACAGTTACTAAGGGTAATGGTGTTGACCCAACAATCGGTGTTGTTGGTAACTCTTATCTAACAATCGATCCACAAGTTAGTATCGATGATCTAACTCTTGGACAATTCGTTGCTGGTAACGCTGGTATTGCAACTGGAACGAGAATTATCGGTATTGACCGAAGTTATCGAACGATTTATCTCGACAAACCTCTAGTTGATAACATACAGGTTGCGACTGACCCATCAGTTACATTCAGTTTCGGTAAAATTTCAATTACCAACCACGGACTTAAGGCTGGAGACATCCTTTACATCAACGCTGGTACAGGTAATACAACTCTCGAATCTAATGTTTACACTGTCTTTAATGTACCAAACGCAGATGAGTTTACA